TCACATCGCCGGACGCGGCGGACCCAACCCCCACCGGCTCGACAACCTGATCGGCCTGTGCCGCGAGTGCCACGACAAGGCCCATGCGTTCCCACAATGGGCGCGAGAGTATGGGCTGATGCGAACCCGTCACACGGTTGACAGCGCTGACGGTTTGCTCTAGATTTTCCGAGTGTCAGCACTCTCCCTGGCACCGCGTCAGCAGCTCTAAGCGCGACGCAGCCCCGGCTCGGTCCCTCTCCCTTACCGAGTCGGGGTGTCGCGTTTGACAGGACATTTCAGGCTGCTAGATTTCGGATCGTGGTCAGGTCGCCCGACGGCTTAGGGCATCTGAGCGTGAAGGCCCATCGCCAGCAGGGGTGCAAGCGGTGGGCCTTCACGTTTGTTCGCAACAATAAGTTGACCGTTATGCAAACAAATGTTGCCACGTGAAGGCTTATCTAAACGAAACGTGCCGAACCGTTTAGAAATGCCTACCCTTATGTCGGAATAACGTCAGGCGTTATTTCGGGTTAGTCCTGAGCCGTGACGGTCACCGCACACGCCAGCCACGGCGCAATCGCCCGGATGACCTCCTCCTGCTCCTCATCCGACCAGCGCGCCTGCAGATGCGTCAGCCCGACGATGTGATGCAGCAGCTCGTGGATGATGACCTCACGCTCGCGTGAATAGTCAAGGTCCGACCTAACGTAAATCAGACCTTTCGTGAGATTCGACTCGCCGGACAGTCCCGCCTCAGCAAGCCGCAGGTCAGTCGCCTCATCACGGATGACCTGCACCGAATACGGGCCGAGGGTCAGTTCCACCCCTCATCACCGTCCATCCACCATGCCTCGCGGCACGCAGAACCGCAGAACTCTCCCATACACGGGCTGAAGCAGAACAGGCACTCAGAGGATTGCGAGGTCATTCCAGCCGTCCTTGTCGCACACGAACGTGAGTGTGCCACAGGCCGTCGTCGGCCCACCCATCTCCTCAAACCACCGCGATCCGCCATCGTTTGACGGGCAGCCGAAGATGGTCCGAGGGCCATCCTGAAGGACTTGCAGATGGTGATAGTGTCCGAAGACGAGTACGGCAGCGTCGCCGACAGGGTGCATCGCCGCCATCTTCCCCTTCCACCATGTTCGCAGCTTCGCAATAGGGATGCCGGACCCGCGAGCCTGATGACCGTGAGCGAACGCCACCGTCGTCCCACACACGTCAAGGGTGATGGTCATGTCCCCATCAGGAATGACCCAAGAGATTCCGTCGAACCCGGCAGCGTTCAGAACCTCCTGAGCCTGCTCAAACGTCGCAAGATCGTCGTTGTCCTCAAACGTCGTGAACGACTTGCCGTTCTTACGGTTCTCGCCGTGGTTGCCAGGAACAGCGCCGACAACAATCGTCACCGGCAACTTGCTCCACTCCGTCAGCATCTCAACCAGCATCCTGCGGACCAGTTTGACCTGCTGACGGCGGTCCAACTCGACCGAATACGTCTGCTGCGCGTAGTGATCCCCGCACCCCTCAACCATGTCACCCATACCGATGACATACAGGTGCGACACGGACTTGCCCGCCTTCGCGAGTTCTCGTATCCGCTTGGACACGGCATCTTTCAGCGCCAGCAGCCGCTCTACCAGCGCCTCAACCCCACCGTGGTCCGCCTTCCCGACCTGCCAGTCGGCGAGGGCCACGACGAGGGCGCGTTCCTGCAGCGGATTAGCAGGCGGCTTTCCCGGCTTCCGCTTCTTGACCTCGCGGATGAGCGCGTCAATGTCGGGAACGTCGGTTGCGTTTCCGACGGGAACGACGGTGGCCCTGTAGTAGTACATGCGCCGGTCGCCGGAGTCCCACGTTCGAACCTGCACCGGCTGAGACTCGTCCACCGTCCACGCATCAGGGTCCAACCCCAACTCGCGGATGATCGCAGACCACTCGGTAGGCGGCGTGTCCCCGGCCTGGACAGTCAGCGTCCCCTTCGCGGTGTCCACCCCCGGCTCCCACCCCTTCGGATGGGACCGGCGCGGAACGCTCGCGTCCTCGATGTCGCGCTGGACCTTCAGGAACTCGTCAGCGGACATTGCGTACCCCCTCAACCTTCGGCGTTGCAAGCGCGTCAACTTCTTCGTCGGTCAACTCGCCCATAAGGACCGGCAAGTCCACCCCTAGGATTTGCGAGACGCGAACGGCATCGTCAAGCCAAACCCGACGCTGACCGGAATCAAACTTTGTCTGATTCGACTTTGACCATCCGGCGTGCCTTGCAACCCACGCCGCACTTCGGCCCTGCGCCTTTCGCAGCCTTCGAGCGTTCTCAACAAACCTGCGCTCAGCCGACATGATTGCGCCTCCAATGCCCCACCATCGCCTGGTTCACATCAAAGCCCCACCGCCTCAGAACGATGGCGATAGTGCTGTGCTTGATGTCACGCGAAACGGCAGCCTCCATCAGAGACTCACGCTGATCGTCGGACAGTTGGGGCAGAACCCGCTCCCACCATCCGAGCATCCCTGGAGCTTTTCGCTCCGCCTGCTCCTGCACGAACTCGTCCACCCTTAGACCTTCCTGTAGAAGATGGTGCGGACGATACTGTGGACAACCTGTGTGTCAACTATCTGACGCGCATCCTTGACAGATAACGCCGCCAACCATCCCGAACATCAGGAATACCCCTAGGAGGCTCTGAGTTCGCGCCTGACAAGACTTGCCCCTCCTCCGCTACACAACCCCTAGAAGGCTCCTGCGCGCCGCTCAGACGCTCTACAGTCCACCAACGGTAAACAGCATCCCCAGGGCAGGTCGTAGACCCCACATCCCGATGCCCAACCGTACTCAGCTGCCCAAACCGACGCTCCGCCTCAGACAGCAGCCACAGCACCGACTTTTGCGCCGCCACCGGCATCGGCTTCGATCCGTCGCCGATGAACGCCACCCCGATGGACTCCGAGTTCTTCCCACGGGCGTGCGCGCCGGAGAACCCCCACCCGCGCCCCTCATACACCATCCCGTCAGGCGCGACAAGAAAGTTGTAGCCGATGTCCGCCCAGCCCCGCTCCGGCCCTTGGTGGAACGCCTGAATCTGCTGCACCGTCTTCTGCCCACGGTACGAACCCGTCATGTGATGCAGGACGAACAGGTGGACCCGTGCAGGGTTCAGCGGGGTCGTAGAGCGGGCAGGAACAGCCCCCCACTCCGCACGAGAAACGATCCGCATCACTCGTCCTGGTACTTAGGCGCAACCGTCACACCAAGGCCGATGAGGAAGGAGGCGAGGCGGATGCCGCGCTCCTCCAGCAGCCGCATGACGGCGTAGTAGGCCGCTCCGATGATGGCGACAAGGGCCGTCTCGACAGAACGCTCGTCAATGTACGGGCCGATAGGAAGGCTAATCAGCCATCCCATGACCATAGGGACGATGGTCCGGCGGAGGGAAGTCAGAAGGTCCACGGTAGTTGCTCCATTTGTCGTCAAACGTCGCGGCGAAAACGTATCCCGACAGGATAAGGGACAGGAGGCTCACGCCGCCAACCACGAGCTGGGACGATACTTGCCGGTCGGACAGGTCGAGTGCGCCGATGAGGATCATTGCGGCGGCGAAGCCGACGGTGAAGTAGACGAGCCGCCGCCGATGCTTCCAGCGGTCCATCAGTCTTCCGTGATGTGTGCCAGCATCATCTCACGCAACTCGTTCAACTGGTCACGAACAAACCGCAGACTGAGTTCAAGCGCCGACAGACGGGCCTCAATGTCATCTTGGTCTTTCCACACCCTGCTCAACTCCTCACGGATAATCGCACGGACCGTCCGCGAAAACCCCTGCCATACCAGCCTGCCTGCCCCTGCGATAGCAAGCAGCGCTGCAGCCCACGCGCCCACCATCACGAGAGGGTCCATCAGGGGGCCTCGGGCCACACGATGCTGTCGGGGTCGTCCTGCGTCTGCGGAACGTCACGCAACTCCTGCCGGTACGCGGCCCACGCAGCAATCGTCGGAGCGTCCAAAGCGTTGTCCGGCATCTGCGACCAGTCCGACGCAGCAAGCAGACGGTCACGCTCCGCACGAACCTGACCCCACTTACGGTCCGACTCGACCTGCGGCCACGCCGCATCCAGCGTCTTCTTCGTCGGCGCGACACCATCGGAGTGCCACACGAGGCCGTCGTAGGTGTCGCCGGACAGCGACCACTCGGCGCCGGGA